CGCTTCCGCCGCATTGGCGTACTCGCTGTCCTTGCTCTTGGCGCGGTAGGCCACGTAGTTCACCACCGCATCCATGTACTCCAGGCCGAAGTCGATGCTTTGCACTGCAGAAGACACGGAGGTAGGTATGGCTGCGTAGGAAATCTGGATCTTCGTTCCCGCCGTGGCTGGGGGTGTCACGAAATAGTCTTTCGGCACACGGTCATCGAATGTGAACTGGCTGATCTCAGTCTTTGGCGTAGCCTTGTGCCAGTACATGTCCACATCGTCGATGCCCTGGCGATCGGTGCGCCGGATGGAGCGGCCCGGCGTCGTGCCGTCTGCGCCCATGTTGCGGATCACGTCCAGCAGTTGCACGCCATCATCTGGCAGCGTCTGGTAGGTGCCAGCCACCAGCGCCACGGTGCTGACCTTGCCGCAGGCCTGCGGGCGGCGCACCAGGATGGCCATGCGGCTGTCGTTGATCCACCGGATCAGTTCAAGATCAGTCCAGCGCGCAGCGTCGTCTTCGCGGTCCTTGTCCTGCAGGAGGTCCGTCACGCGGTCGAGGATATCTTGAACTGGGATCACGGGTTAGGCTTCCAGTTCGGCCTTGATGGTTTCGATCTTGGCGCGGTAGTGCGGCTTCTTGCCGAACTTGGCTTCGTAGGCGGCAACCAGTGCGGAGCGCTCATCGGCCACGGGCTCGGCGTCGGCCAGCTCGTCCAGTGCGATGTCAATCTTGGCGTGGCGGTCTTCAGGCTCCAGGTCGTTCCACTCGGCGGTGGTCAGGCCAGAGGCCACGAATGCCTTGGCAACTACATCGCCGATAGCCACGGTCACGCCGTTGATCTCGTAGCTGGGCTCGTGCACGTCGCTGCCGTACAGGATCTCGGCTGGCGCGGCGCGTAGCGTGGATGGGTTTGCCAGCGCCGGGCGCTCCAGCTTCACAGCCTGGCCTACGGGCGAGAGCGATCCACGGTAGACACGGTAGCTATCCGCAATGGACAGGAAACGGTCTGCATGCTGATCGTTGACAACATCGGCCACGTGGCAGCCATCAGTCAGCGGTTCAAAGTGGTATTCAATGCCGTCGATGTCGGCTTTCGTTCCGCCTTCGCGGATGGCTGTGCACTGGAGTAGCATTGTTTTCCTTCGTTGTTGCTCAAGAAAAAATAGGGGACCGCCGTGAGAGCAATCCCCTATTCTGCGGCATGCCGTATTTTACGACTGCATTTCCACGATGAGGCGGAATTTTCCGGTGGTGGCCTGGGTGGCAGCAGCCGCCGTGATCTTCACGCCTATGGAGCGGTCATAGCCGACGGGCACGATGCGCATGCCAGCCTGCTTGGTCATACGAGCCAGGCCGCTAGTGCGGACGGTCGTGTCAGCAGCGAAGAACTCGTTGCCCATGGTGCGCACACTGACTGCATCGCCTGGCGTACCGGACAAGATGCCCACGTCCACCGACATCAGCGGCGTGCCGTTCGAGTCGAAGTCATCGGTGTCGATGATCACGTCCGAAACGAAGTGGTTCGCGGGCAGGGTGCCGATGTCGATGATGTCGTTCAGCGCGAAGGTCACGCCCTTGAAGGGGGCGATGGCCATGTCGATCTCGTAGACGTTGCGGATGACATCGCCGGCTGCATCGCCAGTGACCGTGTTGCCATTGCCACCGGGATCAGACCATTTGGATACGTAGGTTGCCATTTTGAATCTCCAGAAAAAAGGGTTTAAGCGAGAGGACCGCCCTTTCAGGCGGCCCGTTCAATCACTTAGGGGTTAGGGTCAGCAGCCGCCGTGTCGATCGACAGGACGCCGAAGTCCTTGCCGTTGAACACTGTCTTCTTGATGCCGCCGATGAAGCCGGAGGCCACCGTGGGCTCGTTGCCGTAGTCCTTGGTGTTCTCTTCCCAGGAGTAGCGCAGGCCACCGGCAGTACCGTAGGCTACCACTGCAGCCTGACGGCCCATGAACAGCGCACGGGCGGCCAGCACGTTGGCACCAGCGCCATAATCACTGAAGCGGATCACGTTGCGGTGCTTGTGCAGCACGACGTTGTTCAGCATGCCCAGCGAACCCATGAAGATCGGGTTCTTGCGGCCTTCGGCTGCGGCTGCAGCCTTTTGGATGTCGAGCCACTGGCCTGTCGCAGTGTTGGTGCGCATGTCGTACTCCTGGAAGGGAGACATCAGCAGCACGTACTGGTCATCGGCACCGTTGGACACGGGCACCATGTTGGCGGTCTGCGGGCTGCGAGCCTGCATCATTTCCGCCTTGTTCGCAGCCTTCTCCACCACCGTCACTGACATCTTGTCAGCGGAGGTCATGGAGGCCTTGCTGGTGGCAGCGCCGCCGTACAGCAAGTGGCCGGTGTCGGGTGCGGTGAACGCATTGCCCGCGAAGCCGGCGTAGCTCAGGTCTTCAATGAAGTCCTCGTTGATACCGCGGCTGCCGGACAGGTACATGAACATCAGTTCATCCACCAGGCGGGCGAAGTAGTCGCCCAGGCGGTTCTTGGCGATCATGCGCATGTCGTGGGCGGTACGCTTGCGGCTCATCTTGCCACCAGCGGATGCAGCGTGACGCACCTGGTCGATGATCACTTGGTCGGTGTAGAACTTCAGCGATTCTTCCTTGCCTTCCAGGCGGGCATCGCCGTAGGTAGGCTTGGCGCGCATCTGGACGCAAAGATCGAACGAAATCGTGTCGCCTGCGTCAGTTTCCAGCTCAGTCTTGCGCTGGATGATGTTGTTGTCATCGGTGCCGATGAAGCGGTTTTCGAAGTAAGACTTCTTACGCGCATCGACTGCAAGGTTTGCAGACCATTTCTTCTGCGCCTTGGCATCGCCAAAGGCAACTACTGTGGTACCCATAAGAGTGCTCCTAATTTCAAGTGGATGAAATCGGAAAGCACTCTTGCGCGATCAGATGGTGGGATTCTATAACCAGTTGGCAGAAAAGCGCAACATCTAGCACAAATTTGTAGCGCCTAGCCCCCGCCAAAGGCCCCAATCCCCGACTTGGCGATCTGCGCCATGGTCGAGGACTGGACTTTGTGGACTGGAACGTCCTTGCTGGCGTCGATTGCCAGGCGGGCGATCTGGCCGCTCTTGCTTTCAAGAGTTACCAGCGCATCGCCGATCTTGATGCTTTCACCCACCCGTATTTCGATCTTCAGCAAGTCCGCTCCTTTAGGCAGCCATGTAGGCGTCGCGCTCGGCCGGCGACATGCGGTTGATCGCTTCTTCGTAGGCGATCGGGTCGGTGTTGGACAGGCGGTCCAGCACTGCATAGCGGTTGCCGCTGGTGTCTTCCACGTCGGCCGCAGGTACCTTGGCCAGGTTGGGCGGTAGTTCACGGCGTGGCTTGGCTGCGGTCTTCTCCGTAGAGGCGGTCGAATCTGGCAGGTTGAATGCCTGCTTCAGGTTCTTGTGCGCCTCGTCGAGAAACTTCTGACCGGACCAATTGGCCGTTTCCGGCTTGGAGGCCAGGTCGCGCACCTCAGCATCCAGCGCCTTGTACAGACGTGGGTTGTCCTTGTAGATCGCGTTGCGGTCCACGAACGCATTACAGGTAGCCAGCCATTCGTTGGTCAGGCGCTGCTGGTCCATTGACGCCGCCAGCTCGGCACGGTCCTGCTGGCGCTCGATTTGGCGCTCCTGCTTGGACAGGGCGTCGAGTTCCTTCTGGAATTCCTTGGCAGTTACGTCGCCGTCGTCGAACTTGGTGAGCAGCGCTTCCTTCTGGGCCGCGATCTCACTCAGCTTTGCTTCGGCGTCGGCTGGTACCGGCGCAACAAGTACGGGTGCCGATTTTTGCTGGTCTTCTGCGGCTGGCTCTGGATCGGCGGTGGTATCGGTTGCAGTGGCAGTGGTGGTATCTGCGGCGGCTCCGTCGGTAGCTGCAGCTCCAGCCTCTCCCGCGACATCCTCGACAGCTTTCCCATCATCTGCCCCTTCGGTGTCGGCCTGGGCCGTAGTGTCTTCGCTGCCGCCGTCGTCTTCTGCAAGTGCAGCACGCTCTGCGTCGGTCAAACCATCGTCAATTTCATCATTCATTTTTAGAGACTCCTGGAATTCCCCGCACTGCGCGGGGATTGGTTATTGTATTTCAGTTGGTTGACTGGCAGGGATGGGATTACGGAGCAATGAATTGCATCATCGTGTTTACTTTGTCCTGTAGTCCAACTTTCAAAGGGTGCAGCGTGTCGGTAATAAAACCTGCTGCATTGGCTGCAGCCCACGACTCCCAAAGCGTCTGAATGTCAATATGCGGAACGTTGTTTGCCAGCGCAATTTCGTAATTCGCTTGGCAAATAGCGGCCTGATTTGCCAGCACGTTGGCAGTGTTTCCGGGATTGCCCGTAACTAAGATCACATCGCCGCTCAACTGGCATTGTGTGATGATGCTCTGCAGGCGTGTTTTGTAGGTGGCCACTGGGATCGATTGACTTGAATCATTAATAGTCAAATCTATGATGGTCAGATCAGGTGCATAAAACGCGATAGCTGGGAACGAATTCACCACACTGCTGGAATTTGTCCAGTCAGAGGTCGCCCAGCCGCTGTTACCCCAATTGAAGATGTCAATGGCAGGGGTCGTCGAGTCCCACGTTTCGATAGAAAGGACGCGGGCGGCGGTACTATCGACTGCAGACTTTATAAGGCCCGCAGATTGCACCGCTAGAGCGTAGCCCGTGCGAGTAACCGACTGGATCGAAATTGTGCCCTTCGTGTCTACATCCGCACCCTGGGCAACGCCACCAGCTTGCAGCGTAACGACTGCGTTAGTTGTCGGGTTTTGCCAATACGTGATACGCATTGAGTCGTGGGCAGCCACGGGAGTTAAGGCCAACGGGTTCGCATTGCTGTTGTTGATGAAATAGCGGCCACCGGCCCCGGCCCGAGTTGCTGCTGTGGTCCATCCTGCGCCCATGGATAGGCGGGTGTCGTAGGCCAAGGTCGTGCCAGCATCTACACCAAATTCGTTGTCTCCGAAAATGGAGCCCCGATTGGTTTTGTACCCACGCGCAGACAAAGCAGCAGCCAGAAGTGACGCCACGGAGAACGCCTGAATCGATGCACCCGCATTGGCCAGCGCCCCGCCAGATGTGGAATCACCAAGCACTGCAATCTTGGCCCGCGCTTGGCCTACCTGCACTTTGCCCAAAGCAAGACGCCATTTTTTCAATTGAAACCGGGACAGGTTCAGTGTCGAAGGGTATAGATTCCGGGCCGCACCTGCCGGGGTGTTGTACGCATACGCAAATGGACGGTTGCTTGAATCGACCAACGGGCCAGAACTTCCACTCACAAAAGGCGTTACATCGTCCCTGCGCGCTCCAGGTTTCAAATAGCCGACAACATTGTTGTTCTCGTCCTGAACCCAATCGACATTATCGTCAACACGTGTGCGATCTACCATTTCTACCCCCTGTTAAATCAAACGC